ACATTGTTCTCCGCTATTTTATTTGCTAATAATTCTGCAGTTGCTCTAGCCTCAACAGTTTTTATATATTCTTTTAATATTTCATTACCTTGCTTTGTAGATACATTTTGTTGGTCAATGTAACCAATATTGTCAGGAATAATCTCATTAAGTTTGTTAATTGCAGTAATTCTATCATTTTCTGATAAATTCAAATTTTTTGCAGCAGCAACTAACCCTTCTATTTCTAATTTTTGTAATGTAGTATTCCTTACTGAATTTTTTTGTGCTTCTAGATATTTGTCTAATTCTTCTTTTGCTTTTTTTGTAGCTTCGTTTGCTTCTTCCGTATTTTGTCCCCATCTACTTAACCCAATAGAAGCAAATTGTAAAGCTGATGTAACTAATGAAACAGCTAAAACCAATCCGCCACCACCTGTTAATGAGGCTGTCAATGCGGCTAATGCAGCTTTTCCGCTGCCTGTTTCTTTTCGTAATTGTACAAATGATTGTACAAGCGGATCAATATTATTCGCGATACCTATAAGTCCAAAAGGCGCATCAGAGGCAACACGTCCGAAATTTGTTAATGCTGTGGAAGCCTGTGAAGTACCTTTTGTTAATGTATTCATTCCGGTTGCACCTACATTTGCAGCCGTTTGTGTCGTCTTATTTAAAGATGCGTTTAATGTATTTAAAGAAGTTACGGCAGATTGTACATCCGCTCCTATCTTAATTTGTAACCCTTCCGTTGCCATTTTCTTTAATCCGTTTTAATTTATCCATCAATCTTTTTTCCCGGCTGTTTTCCTCTATATTATCATCCGGTAATGGCCAATAGCTTTTATAAAATTGGCCCATATTCATCGGCTTACTAAGGTGCGGAGCTAACATAAAATAAGCTTGCCTCCTCGCAATTTCGTGATGATCTATGAGCCTTTTATTATAGCCTTCTATAAACTGATAAAAGTCATTTGGCTTCATCCACATATACTCATCAGGCTTTAACCCTGCTGCGTATGCTGTAATTCTTGTGTTGTGCCAATCAGTTCCTTTTTTTTTACTTCCTCCATTTCTTCAACAGCAGCCTTTACATCCTCAGCTTTTTTCTTTATAGCCTGGCAGTTGTTGAAATCCTCGATAACTTTTACCAATTCATCAACATCCTCTTTGGCTATCATCTTACTTTCTACGTAATCATAAATCTCCTCAAATGTTACAGGATAAGGCAACTGCTTAACTTCGTAATAATTAATCATCCCGGCATAGATGATTTTAGCCATTTGCAAAGAACTATAATAAGAAAGGCCGTTATTTTTATCGGCCTCTCCTAAGAATATCTCTACTGAAAGCATCCCGAAACGGAGGCTTACTTCTTTATTGTTTATATTCATATTATGGGGTTATATCAATAGATCCTGTTAACTGAAATGAAGCAGTAAAAGTAACCGCACCCTCAGCAGGCGAAGTTATGCCAAATTCAGTCATGTAACCGCTACCCTGAATATAAAAATTAGTTCCGCCACCTTCAGGATCTTCGTACTTAATATCAAGCAATGTATTACCCTGAAACCATGCTAACATGTTTTCAATACTAACTTGACCAGCAGATGGAGAAGTTTCTGCAACGCCTTCTATTGAAAAAGTAACTGTAGGTGCTGCAACAGTTGTGATTGTGTTACATTTTGTTACCGCTGTAGTAACAGAAGCAGATCCCGACAGGCTACTTGTTGTTTCGCAAACTACGTTAAGATAAGCGCCTGTGCCTGATGTTTCCTTAAGTTGTAAAGTGACCGAAGTACCTTGAATTTGTCCCATTTTATTTTTCTATTATTAATTGTGTAAACCTTGTTAACCGTCTAACTATCTTTTTTGTGCCTGTGTCAAGTATCGGGATATGTTGTGTTCCCACTTTTCTTACATCCACAATCTGAAAATCTGCATTGCCTGATAATGACGTATTGCCTACCGAAGGTATAATCACATTCAGAACCTTTGCGGTAATACTGTCAACTATAGTTTTTACTAGGTCAACCCTAAAATTATTTTGACTAACCACATCAATTAACACCTCCACATCATTCATGAATTTACCTTTATTTGGGAAATCAGCATCTGTAATGGTTGAAATCAAAATGTAATAATCGCCCCCTGTTTCATCCGCTTCTTCATCATAAACAGCTATAGTTGAGCCATTGTAAGTAATAGCCCCATCCAATGCGTTAAAATATGCGTTCTTTATAAAGTTAACCGGATCTTTCATATGTCAGATATTACCTTTTTTATTCTATCAATTAATTGCCGCCTTTTCTTTAAATACGGGTCAAAAAAATACGGCCTAGCCTCAGATCCATTTCTAATTTTATTTAAAGCCGCTATAAATGCCAACTTTTCATTATATCCATTTCGCTTAAGCCAGTCCCTCATCTTTATAACAAACTGAGCAAATGAGCCTCTTTTTTGCCCCCTAAAACTTGCTGCATAATTAGAAACCTCAGCAGGGACTTTTACCTTAGCACCTGTGCCAAACTCAATAAATGGTGCATAGTAAACATTACTAATCAATTCCACACCATCAGGGTTAGGAACGGCTTTTGTGTTTTGTTGCAATGCGCCTAAATCTTGTATTTTTTGCTGGCTAATATTTGCTAATTGTGCTGCATTAACTTCATTTCCCCATGCCTGTATTTCGCCAACAACCTCCTCCTGAACATCTTTTGGTAGTTCTTTTATACGTGCCTTAAGCTTATCCAAACCTTCTACTTTAAAAGTAAAGCCAGCCATTTATGCGATGTCTTGAGATGTTGCCACTACCCTCCAATATTTGCCCTCAGGATTGTTTTGCAATTGGCTTGCAAACTTATTTTCTGCCCTTACCCTATCCACACGCTCAATGCTTTGGATTGAATAAAACCTGTTGCTATATTCAACCATACATCTAATGTCAATCAGCAAAGCAGAATCATAACGGATTAAAAACTCATAGGATGTTTTGTAATTGGCTTTTCCGGCATCAAAACCCCTAGACTGACTGATTGTGTTTATTTGCGCCCAAACATTGGCAAGTTCATCACTTGTCACATCAGGGCCATCCACACCAATAGACTGCCCAACAACTACAATTTTCACCTTTCTTGCAACACCTATACCCATGATAAAACCTTTAAAGTTTTAGCATTACTCATTAATTCTGTAGGCATTTCATCCGTATCATCGCCCCTGTTTTCGTACATCCACAATAAAACGCGTTTTAAGTCGGTTTTAAGGCTTAAATCTATATTTGCAGTAGTTGTGTAAGTAATTTCATAAGTGCCTGTAAATTGAGGCCTAAATTGCTTATCATTATATCCTATAACCTGATATTCATCAGGATCTAATGTTTCCCACTCATTAACCCCTGTATCTATCGTTTGACCGTCCAAATATTTGACCGCCGATATTTGAAAAATCGGCGCATAAGGTAACATAAAATTATGATCGACATATCCGGTTAATGTTATTGACTTAGTTACTAATGAGCGTAAAGTATAAGCTTCAATACGCTTTCTAGCAACAGTAATAAGATCAGTTATTACATCATCATCATCCTCTGTAGTCACCCTTAACCATTCTTTTGCCGTTTCAAGGCTTACAGGCTCAGAGCCATCAATAACCTTTATTTCGTAAATGTTGTTCATTTTAGTAAAATTAAAATATAGTTGACCGCAATGTTTTTAATTTGTCAACTAAAAAAAGGTACATTTGCAATATCAATAGTTTAGGTTTGTGTTTATCCCCGCTTGTTTTTACAAGTGGGTTTTTTATGAACATATAAATTGCTCAAGTTCTTTCCATTTTGGAAAATGCTCTTTTGCACGTTTTAACCCTTTATTTGACCATTTTTTATAATATGTTGCATCTGTCATTAACTTATTAATCTCTTCTGCCCATTTTTCAATATCCTTTCTATTAATGCAAATGCCTGCATCAGCTACATTCTCAAGTAAGCCAGGTGTTGGATTATATATTAAAGGTATGCCGTTGATCATTGCCTCCCCAGCAACCATACCCCAGCTCTCGTAATGGCTAGGGACTAATAGAACCTTTGTCTTTTTATATACTTCCCTTATATCAGGTGTATTTGGTATTATTTTGACATTTGGTAAATTTTCTATATGCTGCCCATCATAACTGCCTTTTACACCTAAAAATTTATATTGTGGCAGCCTTTTAGCCAAAGCATAAAAATAAAGACTGCCCTTATTGTGATTCAGATTTATTAATGTAATATATTCTCTTTCCTTATCATCTGTTTTAACCCAGTCATTCATTGGAGGAGGAAATACAATACTAGGCCATTTGTAATTCAATGATTTTTTACACCATTCGGAGTTATAGATAACTTTTACAGGTATTGGCGAATCCATTACCGATGGGTATGGTGTATCATTGTGTACAATATGAACCATTGGTTTATTATACCTAACACATGCATGACTTGTCCATTTATTGTAATCTAAATGCGAAATCACCACATCTGCCCAATTAAAAAGCCTGTCTATTATGTATTCATCAGGAGGGAACACATCCACACCCTCGTACTCGTACATTTCAGTTATTTTGTACTGATTAGCTTGGTGAAGAAGTATTTTAATATCATGCCCTTGACTTTTTAAATGTCTATTTATATTTCTTGCCATTGCCTCAGCTCCGCTGCCATGTCTAGGGAAATAAAGATGTATTGACCATAAGATGTTCATATAACAATCCAATTTTGATGATAAATGTCTTTTGCCGATATGTCAACATGTGGCCCAAACCAACGCTTAGGCGCAATTACTATCTTTTCAGGATGATCTGCTAATATTGCCGCCATTGCAGAAAAACTGCTGTTTGCAATAATAAAATGTTTGCAGCGCTTCATTAATCTAAAATCATCAATGTAATTACCTGATAAGTATAAAGCATCAATGCCTAACCTTTCTTTTGCAAATTCTATATCATCACTAAAAACTATATATTTAGTATTTGCTGGCATAATCCACATAGCTTTTTGATAATATTCTTTTGAGCATCTAGGATGGTATGCATTTGGATCGTCTATATAATCACCTGCCCTCACATGAATAGCACAAAATTCATTCTGATGAGGCTCGTTAACCATTGTAAAATAATGCATTATTTCATCAATGCAATGCTCAAAGAATTTAGGGCTTTGCAGATGTGCATCTATATTCCAATCACCTTTTTCTAAAGTAACATCCCTATAACCCCAAAAATACCCATAAGTACCCCAATGCCTGCCATCAGGTATAATAGGCAATTTGTTTACAAAAAACCTATCCATTGTATCTGCAAAACCGCCAAATAAAGCATTATCCTTATTTACCCATTTAGGAAAGCCAAAATCAATATTGTTAGCTTTTGCAATACCTATTACCCCAGCAATAGTCCATAACTGATTTCCGAACCTACCGAGTCCGCCAGTACCTATGCTTAATGATGTTACCACTCGTTATTTCTTTTGCGGTGATGATGAAATATTACAGGATAATTATCATCCTGAAATTGCTGATCTTTATCATAAATAAACTGCCCTCCGTTATAATGTGCAGGCCACCAATGTAATTTTAAGCCATGTTTGTAAGCCAAACATGTTAATATTGCCTGATCATGCCTATGTTCCTGAAATGTAGGGTAATTGTAATCCGTACTTAATGAATCATCAATGAACCCATCTAATTGGCAGTACTTAAGCCATTGACCAATAAACAACCTTGCCGCTTTGGTGTTTTTTATAAATATTGCAGAAGCTTGTATCTGTCTATTGCCTTTATTAAATTTTAAATCCCACCTCGGAAAAATTCCGTTCATTACACTCATTTTACACCAATCCAAATGCTTATAATTATTGCCAAATAAAAACACATCACTATCCATTTTATCAATGATAATGTTAAAATCATTGACTATTTCAACCCCTGCATCTGTATAAACCAATACATCACCTTCATTTAATCTGCATAAATTATTATAAATAATATATGGTTTCCATAACCAATATCCGGCTCCTCTTTCCTGATTTAAAACATCCTTATTCAAATTATAAAACAAAGGATCATAACACCGTTCATTAAACATTATAGAATGATGCGCACCATGTTTCAAAGCACTATCCCTGCAAAGTATTGCACTTTGCGACATATTATTATCAGCAAAAGTTATATGAACTACCCTCATAATAATTTGCTTTGTGTGTGATGTATTCCGTAATCAGTATCAGTCTGCCATAAATCAGAATAGCCAGGCCGCTGAGTTGTAACAAATGGCTTACAAATATAAGCTTTTAAATTAGGCTGTATTTCACGTAAAAGGAAATCATCATAAATGCCGCTTTTCATTGGATCAAACCGCTCAAGTATATACTTTGCCGCTTGTGGCGTATAAATAACGGAATGCGTTGTGTGAGTATGTTTACACCGCCACCAATGATCTTGCACATGTTTTAACGGCAATAATACGTGACCGCTTAAATAAAGCATATCCCAACCATCAGGAGCCGTTTGGATAATGTGCTTATACATATCATTTACAAATACAACATCATCCTCAAAAACAGCCGTGTTTTCTGTTATAGTTTTTAGTATTGCTTGCTGCGATAAATTAAAGGATAAAAAACGGTCAATATGCTCAATGGCATAAAATCGCTCAACATCAATATCCTGTTGCTTAAATTCCTTTTCGGCTAATTTCCATCTATCATTTCGCGTGGCTAAATTAAGGCAAACGGCTCTCATAACTCAAATATACAAAAAGCCCCCCAAAAATGGAGGGCCTGTAATTGTAAACCAACTCTAAACAAACACCGATTAAGCGGTTCCTGTAGTGCCGTAAACAGCAGCTTTTGGTTGGAAGCTGAGTAGCTCGATGCGAGCCTCTGCACGGTAAGTGATGAGATTCTTTTGGAAATCTTTATCATCAAACTCTGTGCTGCGAACGCTAAGAGCAGAAGCCTGAGCAATACCAAAAGCATCAGTATTGATAACATAGAAACGTGAACCAGTAACCTGAGAATGAGGAACAACAGGGATACCTACAATGCGAGTTTCACCGTTTGCGCCTATTGTTACGCCACCAGGTACGCTGTAATCAGAAGGCTTAGTTTTCATCAAAGTAGCCCATGATGCGTGAGTAGTTAGGATAACATTAGGCATTCCCAGACCAAGATCCATATGCTGCGCAATACCATCAATCATCTTTTCAGCGTTAACTGTTGCTGATGTAGAAAGTGCAGTAGAACCAGAAGCGATTGTATTTAAGAAACGAGTATTTACAGCTCTGTTCCAATCTTCAACCAAAGACTGAGAAAGGTAAGCCTGAAGGAAAGGAAGATCCTGTAACATTTGGCGGCTAACCTTTGTAAAACCTGCGATAAAAGGCACAGCCACATTAACCATTGTTACATCGTAATCCACTTGTGATTTACTATTACCTTCGGTTTGCGCACCAAAAGAACCTTCTCCTACAGGGCTGTTTCCGCGAGGAAAAGTTACGTTACCTGTAGCTGTAGGGATGATACGAAAAACATCGTAAAGATGAGGATTGTAAAAAGAACGAAGCAAATTTGAAGGCACATAGCTAATCTGAGAAGTACCAGTCAGGTTATTGCTCAATGTCATATCTGCAACATCCTTTGTAGATTGAAAAGGAGTTTCAGATTTGATTTTGTCGAAATTCTCAGCTACAATTTCATAAATTGCAGACTTGAACTTGTCGCTATTAGTCCAATCTTTTTTTGCAGAACTTTCAATACCGGATTTCAAACGATTAGCGGAGGCAGACATTTCTTTTACTTTGGTTGCCAATTCGCCAATTGTTTCGTTTTTCTTTTGCGCATCTTCATTTAATTGCGCAATGTCAGCAGCTAATTTAGCATCAGCCGATTTAATTTCTGATTTGATGCCATCCACTAAGGGATTAAGAGCATCGAGGATTTCATTTGCCATTTTTTGTTATTTGTAAAATTTTAATAATTGTATGTCTATTGCAGATTTCAGATCGTTTAAACCAAGTGCAGTTTCCTGCGGCTCAATTT